CCTACCTTAAATAATATCTCTCTAATAACTTCTTCTATTACTAATAAATTTTGATTAAATCCACTAATACTATCTTGGTATGCAGCAACTTGTGCCTTTAATGTAGCTACTTCTTGCTGTAAATCATTAACTGTTTTAAATAACCAACCAACTAAAGCTGCTAATCCACCTTGTAGTATCTGTCCTAAATTTACTTGTGCTTTCATATTTTACATTATAGTATTTAAAAACGCTGCTGCACTACTTAATCCGACTAACCATCCAACTATTTCAGCTCTTGTAGGAGTTTTATTTATTTTTTCGTGAAGGAAATCAATCCTCTTATGCAAGTTTTGGACATCTTCTTTGATGATGTGGAGCATTTCTTTGTTTGTGTAACCATTATTGGATGTCATCTGTAGATTGCCAATCCCAATCTTCTTTTAGATATTCATCAGGTAACTTAACTTCGGCTAATTCTTTTAACCAACTAAAAAATCTAGGTGAGTAATAACCTAATAAAAATCCTACTATATAATCCATGATGAGACATTATAACATAAATTCAATCAGGTTCTATCATTATACATTCGCCAGGACATTCTTCTGCTGACTCTATGACTGCTTCTTCTAAACCTTTTGGAACTAAAGCTAAACCTTTTGCTCCTTCTACATTACCTTCTGATTCAGCGTAAACTTTATTGCCTTCTTTAACATAAAATAATCCATCATCTAAACCAATGAATACATCAGGTGCTATTTCTTCGCATAGTCCATCCCCAGTACAAAGGTCTTGGTCAATCCATACTTTCATAATGAAAGATTAAGTATTAACTAGGTTTAGGGTTATCGTCTTTAACTTTTTTTACAGCAGCAAACCAGTCGCCTGTCTTATCACCTTTATCAGCAGCCATGTCATGATATAACATATCAAGTTGGTCTCCTATTGCAGCGTAAGAAGCTTGTCTTGCTCTACTGTAATCGTTATCTTGTGAATCTAATTTACTAGCAGCAATGTCAGTTACAGCTTGGTCGTACTCTGCCTCTGTAAACTCTCGTCTTTCATTATTGACTTGAGCAAACATACCATCGCCACCGTTAGCTGTCTTCTTTGCATCAACCTCTGCTTGAGCTTCTGCAGTAAATTGTTCTAATGTTTTAATTGCCATATTATCTCCTATGTTAGCATACTTTTACTTTGATAGTCCGTAAAGTTTAAAATCTCCTTGTTCAAAATTATGTCCACCATCCCATAAAAACTGTATGCCATCACTAGCACTTGCTACTGTATGTATACAACCACCTTGATTACCTGCCATAGCACCTGTTGAATGAGAATAAGTTTGCTCTAAAGTAAATTGTGAATATTCACTTTCATTAAAGTTAAATAAATACATAATAAAACCATTTCCCCTACCTGTTCCAGTAGTTTCTTCATAAGCGTTATAGACAAAAAAACTATCTGCCCCTGTTGAACCTTCGTGGACAAAAGTACCACCTGTGTACATTCCCAAATAAGCCCAATCGTATTCACTATCAGATTGTACAGAGCCACCCTTAGTTAATCTTACTTCTAATTGTGCTGCTGATGCAGGTCTAAGATTGCTTCCAATAACTTTGTAAACATTATAAGTGCTGTCAATACCTGTCAAAGAAACAGTAGCAGTTGCACTTGAAACACTTACACTACTAACTAAATTTAAACTACCTGACATTATTCAACTCCATATACTACTATATTTCCTTGTGTCATATCATCACTATTGTCACTTTTTATTTGCAAACCTTTTATTGTTGATGTTTGAGCTAATCTTCCAGCACCTTTTCTTGCTTCTAATTCTCTGCAGGATGATTGAAAATGTACATAAGTATATCTTGAACTATTATATGGATTAAATACATATATAGAAGCATTCATGACACCTGCAGTATCAGCATTTACAGTACCAATAGTTATTCTATCTCCACCTGTATCAGTTTCCTCTGAGAAACTACTTCCACTATTTAAAGATAATTGTGCTCTATTATAAAGACTTCCACTATTTATAACAGCATTTGAACTATCTAAAAATCTTAAATATAAAGTATTAGCACTACCATCTGAATTAAAATTTCTTAATGCTACATAATACACATCATAAGTATCATTAAAACAATCTTCTAGATTGATAGAACCTGCAGTAGTAGTTAATTTAGCTGATTTTATAAAATGTAAATTACTACTCATATTAATAATCCTTCATTCCATACAAAGAGAATGTTCCAGAAAATGCTGCTGAAGAAGTATCATAAGCACTAATTTGAAAACCTGTTACAGTACTTGCTTGTTTCATTACACCCATACCAAATTCTGCAATAATACCACCTGTACTTCTATTATGATGATTTGAAATATGAGAATATTTACTACTATCTATTAAGTTATAAAAATAAGTATATGCATTACCCTGCAAACTTGTTGGCTGTTCTAATTGTATTGGTAAACTTGAATGACTAGATGAATTAAAATCAGAAGTTGAACCACTATCAAGTTGTTGGCTATAAGCCCATTCATAAACACTTCCTGTTTCCAAAACGCCACTTTCATATAATCTAACACCCCATCTAACATTTGTTGTAGAACTTTCTAAATTATGATTTGTTAAAAAGTGTATATTGTAACTACCTAAAGATGTAAAGTCTACTGTTGTAACACCACTTACAGTTTGAGTTTGAATTAAATCTAATTGTCCTAGTATTAATAACTTTTCGTCAAGTATTAAATCTTTATGTTCTTCAAGACTCAACAAACCTGTATTATCATTAATTGTTTGTGTTGGTCCGTCTTTTCCTATGTATCCGTACTTACTCATTATGTTGCTACCTTATATAAAATTGCACTTGCACCACTTATAAATGTGCCACCACTTGTACCGTATAGTTCTATACCATCACTAGCACTTGCTACTTTATGAAGTCCACCGCCAATAGCACCTGCTGTTTGATTAGATACTATACAACAGTTTTCATTTTGAATAATACTATATAGAGATGATGAATTAAAGTTATAAAGATAAAGTACTGCTTGTCCACCACCATAAGCGTCATCAACATTTTCCATAATTCTAGTAGCTGTTCCATTTGTATAGCCATTATTAGTAAAACCTGTGATAGAACTTAATACTTTAGTACCATAATCATAATTCGAAGTTGAGTCAGCAGTACCTGATTTAGTTACTCGTAAATTTATTACTTCATTATTGTTTTGAGTTTGTATTAATCTTAAAGCTAATAAATATACATTATCACTATCTATACCTGTAACTTTTAATGTTGTAGCACTTCCATCACTAACTACTTTATTTACATAAATTAATTTACTAGCCATTAATCTACCCTCAATCCATATACACTTATATAAGCAGAAAATGTATTAGTAGCAGTAGAAGAATAGAAATTAATTCCTGTCATACTTGCTTGTTGTTTTAAACAACCAATACCTTTTTGCGACCTCATTCTATTGTTTGAAGTATCATATCCACCAACACCTTCAAAAGTCATAAATGTATAGGTATCACTTTGATAAGGATTATAAATCCAATGACTACCCCCACCATTTTCATAATTACCAATTATTGGACCTGCATAAGAGTAAGTACCATTTTGAAACTTATCTTCATCTTTTGTTGTATCTGCTTTCATGTGCATATTTGCAGAGTCATAATTACTTGCACTAACTATTGAACCACCTGCACTTATAAATCTTGCTTTTAAAGCGATTACATTTGTGTTAGAAACATCATAAGTAGTTCGTGCAACAGTAACTTTATAAATATCAAAATCAGAAGAAAATACATCCTCTAAAGATACGGTTGATATACCTGAAGATGTTGCTGTTTGTTTTATTAATCTTAAATTACTCATATTTTTTTTACACCATGAATAGATACATCAAGAGTATTTATATTTCCTAATGTTCCACCTGAACTAATACTTCTAAACATAACACCTGTTGAAACTTCTGCAGTATCATAAAGACCACCACCCATAATTGTTGTATAAGTACCATTTTGGTCAAAAAAAGTTGATGAATAACTTACTGCTGTTCTTTCAGAAGTATCAGCACCATAAATGTAAATATGTCCGTTAGCATTTTCGCCTGTACTAGAGCCACCACCACCCATTATTCTTAAATAAGTTGCACTTGTAGATTTATTTTCTCCACTACCAGTAGCCGCAGTATTATAAAAATTTGCATATTGATAGCCACTTGATATTTCTCCACTTGCATTTTTTAATCTAAAGTAAAGCATATTTTCATCATTAGCAGGTACAAAGTTTTTCCATTGAATTAAATAAACATCATGATTACCTACAAGACAATCGTTAAATTCTAAAGTTTGTGCAGAGTTATCAGAGCTACCACTTGTAATTAATTTTAATGAACCATCCCAATGACCTTTTGATTGTAAATCAAATACTTCACTAATAGTATGAAGACCTTCGTTTTTTACTAATTGTTTAGGAGGACTACCCAAATATCCGTTAGGCATATGTTACTCCTTAACTAATCTCTAAGATGCCTAATGTCAGTTCTAAGTCACCTGCTGCACTAGCCCAAGCTCTTAATTCGTCCGCAGCTTCTAATACAGCTTTTCCTCCAATAGGATTAACTGCTGTATCTGCTGGAACTGCAAGAGTTGAAACTAAAGCTGCAACTACAGAACCATCATTAATATCCATATTTAAGTCTGCTGAGTTTGTACCGTCAACATTTGCGACTTGACAATGAACAACGATAGCTGTAGTTGAACCTGGGCATGTATAAACTACTGCGTCTGCAGAGTTACCCAAGGCTACAGTTACTGTTTGAAATACATTTGCCATATTTTACTCCTAACCTCCTAATGCTATTATCATACCAATATCAGCAAAGCCTTGACTATCTACATAATTTTTAACTGCTGCTGATGTTGGTATTGTTGTGTCATTATCGTTTGATGAGATACCTTCTGATTCTGTAACAAGTGTACCTGCAGCAATTTCTGATGCAGTAACTTCTACAGTAAAAGTTAAATCATAAGGGTCTGCATCTGTACCATTATCAGTATCAGTCCAGTTGATGTCAATACCACCACCCTCAACAAACTTTACTTCTCTTGCTGTATATACACCTGATGCAACAGCAGGAGCAATAGTAACTTCAGTACCATCTCCATCTTCTAATATAAAACCTTGTTGTATAGCATCATGTGCTTCTTCAAAATGTTGTTTAACTACAGCTAATCTGACTTTTGTACCTGACGCATGTGTAGGGTCTGTTCCATGCTTACTATCAATATCTCTTGTGACTGTAGCAGCAGCATGGTTTGTTCCTGTTGACCATAATACAACTTCTCTGTTGCTGTCATTATCAGGGTCTATTACTAAATAAACAGGTGCATCAACTCCTGGGTCATCTGTTAAATTAATTGATGTACCACCACTAGCTAACTGTGCAGCAAGTGTGGTTTCAAAAGCGTTTACTAAATTAGTTTCTCTAGCTGTCATATCTATCTTTCATTATATACTACTTTCTTATCCAAATCTCATTATTGAGAAACCATTTACACCAAGTATATCTCCTGATGTAATTTGGCTGAAGGTCTCTTGTCGAGTACCTCTGATAGTCAGTATAGCATATTGTGTTACGCTGCCAATGTTTGGGTTACTTTGTATTGGATAACTTATTTTTTCTACAACACCTCTAATTATTTCTGCAGGGTCATATATTTCAAGAGTTACAGCATTTCCTTCTTTATCCTTTAAAGATTGATAAATTGTTTCCCCTAAATTTTTAACTTTAATAGGTTTTCTAAAAGGTCTTTCTACTCTGTCTGATAAATTAACTGGTATTTGTACTACTACTAATTCAGGTCTTGCCAAAGCTCTTATTTGAAAAGATTTAAATTTTGGAGTTGAAGTGCTATTACCTTTTAAAACTATTTTAGGTATAACATACCTAGCTACCCTTGAAATCTGTGCTTCTTCTCCTCCAACACCTGAATCAACATTTACTTCTAAATCAAAACTACTGTCATTAGAATTATTTATTGCTTCGTATTTATTTGATATATGTAACTCTACACTTTCACCTGATGCAAGTTCTTCTACATCTACTTCTGCACCTACAAATTGTTTTGCTTCTGCTGTATAAAAATCTGCAGGAGGTGCAATTAAATAACCTTCTTCTTCATAATTACTTGTTTGTTGATAAACTCCACCCAACCCACTACCACTAACTGTAAATAAAAACTTTTCATTAACTTCACATATCCCATAAACATTTCCACCAGCACTTGCTTTCCAGTATCTAGCTATACCTGTAGTAGGTAAATAATATCTCCATAAAAATGTTGTGCTACCTGATTCTTTTATTCCACAATAAACAGAATCTCTTGTTGTATATAAAGCATAAGGTGCATTATCAATGGCGTCTACATCCCATTGTTTTATTAATTGATTATTTGCTAATACATATAAGTCATCAGCTACAGTTAAATCTGCACGGTATAATCTTCCAATAACTTTGTTACCTGTTATCTGTGTAGCTTTAGTTCCATAAAAAACTATACCCTGGGATTCAACTATACAAGTTGGAGATTCACCTGTAATTTCTGTTTGACCTTTAGCAGTTAATACTCCTGATATATCTTTAAAAGAATATATTTTTCCATCAGAAGCTGTAGCTAAAACAGCAGCACCTGCATCACAAACGTCTGTGAATGTTTCTCCTGTTCCTAATGTAATAATTGCAGAACCTACAGTTGTATTTCCATCATAAGCGTGTATTGCATTACCTATAGTTACTAAGAACTGTCCTTTAACCGCCCATATCTTATCATAGATAGCAGCAGACATTTTTTGTGATGAAGAACCAGGAGTTGCATTAGCAGTAGGAAGTAATTCTATTTCTCCTGCTGAACCATTGTTAGCAGTTATATATAAATCTGAACCACTTACTGCTAAACCTTTTATGTGATAACCTGCTGTTAAGTTTGTAGATTGTGTACTCCATGTATCTCCACCATCAGTAGATATATATAAAGTAGCATCATCTGACGCAAAAATATTTGTTCCTGCCACAGCTAAAGAATTATCATTATCACTTGAACTTAACGCTTGTTCTAATTCTGTAGTATTTAATAACTGAACATTATATGCTTTACCTAAATCTTGATTAAATACATCTACACCTTCACTATCCCAAAACCTTTTAACATCTTTTTCTGTTCCATCTCTTCTATGTGCGTTATCTAAATTAGAACCACCTGAAAAATTTGTTCTTGAATATATACGTCCAATGTTAGAAGTAAAATCTTCAGCATTTTGTTTTACATTAACACCTTGTTCTTGAACATCAGATGACTGTATCATCATTTCTCTATCAGGAGTAATTGCAGACCTATATAATTGATTATCTACACGAAAATCGTAACCTTTTCTTTTAGGATTATTTTCTTCAGCTTGTGTTGTAAGTCTAGGCATTATGACTGAATGCCAAATACCTTACCATCTACTGATACTGCTTCAGGATATTTGGCTCTTAGATATTTTCTTGCTTGATTAATTAAAAGTTGTTGATATTGAAGCAATGAATTTCTAACAGCATTACTGCTACCTACAGGAAAATTAGAAACTGCTAATTGGTCAGATATATAATCTGTTGTAGCTGAAGGTACATCTCTACCAGACATTAATTGAGCTGTTACTCCAACCATAATGATTGGTTCATACTCATCTTCTAAACCAATAGTTGCTAATGTATCAGACTCTGCTGTAGGTTCTATAAATTTTTTCTTAAAAGTTACATATACTGTATGACCTGAAGCTATATTTGAAAACTGTACTGCATGTACAACACTAGGACCTGTAGAATATGTCATTGTTCTTTCTGTGCTTGTATCGTCTGTATAAGTAAAAGGATTTGGTAATTCTACTAGAGATGTTGTTACAGGTTGAAAAACTGTTCCTGTAGTATCTGAACCTGCACTAAAATCTGTATATTGTGATATAGCACCTAATATTGATACTATATAATTGTGCGTTCCAGGCGAAGAGTAATCACCAATTAATGTATAACCTGTCGATGCTGTAATAGATTGTGTATCTACAGCAAATAAAGTTGGAAATAAATTTTTAATTTGGTCACACACTGCATCAAAAACAGCTTTTCTTGTAAAAACAGGTGCTATCTTAACTAAAGAGCCATCTGCATGTTCTACTGCAGTTGTTCCTCTTTGTCCTCTTACAACTGTAACATTATTATTTACAGTATCTAAATCAGTACAATACATAAGTTCTTGATTAACTTCTATAATAGTTCCTGCATCCATAACATCTTCTTCTTCTTGTGTTAATAAATCACCGTTAAAAGATAACGTTGTACCACTAGAAGATAATGTTGAATCTAATGCTGTATAAGATTGTAAATCATCAGCAGGTTCAAGATACTCTCTAAAAACTCTATCTACTAATCCGCCTATTGTTGTACTCATTAAGCTGCCTTATCTTCTGCGTTTACTGCTTTAGCAAAGTGTGATTGTCCGAACATAGCCATACCAAAAGAAGCACTACGTACTTCACTTACAGGTACAGCAGCTTCCATAGGATAGGATTCCTGAATAGGTGTAGAACCTTTAGAATCAATATCTAAAACTCTACCTTCTTTAAGCATTAAGAGCATACTCATTGTAACTCCTAACTATGTCTAAAGTGTAATACTATGCTTCTGTCTGCTGCTTCTGTTCCGTTAGATGATACTCTTATGTAACCGTTACTTGCAAAAGCCCAACCTGAAGGGTCTACTCTTACCATGTTTCCTGCTGAAACTGTATAACTTACTTCTGTGCCATCTGTTTCAAAAACATCAACCCAGCCTGTGCTACCGTTCATAGAAAAATCAAATGTGATTGCAGAACCTGTCATTGCTGCAGGAAACTCAACACCAGCAAGTAACATACCGTCTGTTTTTACAGCGAGGCTATCATTGTTATCTTCTGAAACATCTATTAAAGCTATTTTACTTATCATATCTTCCTTACTATAGCAGAACTTGTGTGGCGGTGGAGTGCCACACAAAGTTCTACTAATTATTTATACTGTTTGCTTTACGATACTGCTTGGATTTTACAGTGATATGAAGGAGGTCCGAACTCGAATCCCATCTCCATATAAATTGCTTTACCAATTCTTGCGTTAGCATCTTGGTCTAGGTCACGAACAAACACAGTACCAAATCCTGGGATGTTGGTAAATACTGGTTGTATGTAAGCTAGGTCTAAGATGAAAGCTGAACCTGTTGGCATGATGTCAGGGTCAATAACCATTAGTCCTATTGAACCAAACGGTGTAACCACTGTATCTACATCAATACCAGCAATGTTCCTATCTCTAGGAATAATTGCTCCAGCTATATCAACTGTACCTTTAACAAGTTCGTTGTTAAGGTCTAGCAGTTGTTGTGGACTAACACAAAGTACAGGTTGTTTCATTGGAGCATGGTTGTCATACATTCTCTTTAAAGCACCTGAAATGGTTTTAAAGGAAATTACTTGTGCCGAACCAGTTCCGTCACCTGCAGTGTCGTTGTAGTAGCAGTTACCACCTAATGGGTTTACTGCTGCAGAGTTGTTAGCGTTCTTGTTTAATGTAATCCATACATCAATACCGTACATTTCTCTAGTTCCATCACCTGGAGTGGTATTAGCACCGTCAGAGAAAGAACCGTTGAATGCAAACCACTCAACTTCTCTTGCTACTTTTTCCATAGCTTTTTCAAGCTGTAATGCAAATTCATCTGTTACTGGATTTCCACCGAATAACCCTAATTCGTTTGCGGCTGTTGTTGTACCATCACCATCTGATTGATTAGCAATGTTAGCTGACAACGCAAAAGGATTTTGGTTACCTGTGGATGCTAAAGCTGTATAGGTCATTTGTACACCTTTATGGAAAATTTGAGTTACATAAGTATATGCAGCTCTATCTCTTCCAAGATATTCTGTAGGTGCAGCACCTTCTTGTCCTTTGCCAGGTTCTGAAGAAATGGTTGCATTATCTTCTACTTGGACTTGCCAAAATGTAGAATTTAATGTTTTACCACCGTTCAGACCACCAGCTGCGGCAAGTAAAGGTGTTCTTTGACCACCAACTTTAAACAATTCACCAGTAAAGTTATTGATATTTTGTGCATAAATCGTATTGTTAGTTAACGATATGTCTGCCATATTAATCTTCTCCTATTTAAATTGTTTACTTTTACTTTTTTGAAGAAGACTTAAAAGTTACTATTTGTCGTTCTTTTTAGCTTCTTCTATAGCAGTAAGTTTGGCAGTTATTGATTGTTTGGTAGTTCCCTTTTGTTCTATATCACGAATAGCACCAACTACATCTTCGCTGTAAATATCTACAACCGAACTTTGGTTAATATTGTTTAGACGTTCCTGACTTTGTTCTGTACTTTTTATAGTATCTTGTATTCCGTCTTGTTGCCCAAACTCTACTCCAAATTCTTCAGATGCGTATGATTGTATTCCTTCAATAGTTAGGTCACCGTCATAAATCATTTCAACTGCTTTTCCGACTCCCTTTGAAGTATCAAGACCTGCTTCCTTAAAAACATTTGTTCTTTCTTTAGCTTCAAATTCTGCGACTCTTTTAGCTAATTGTTCATTTTCAGTTCTCATAGCTTTCCAGTTTTTATCGCCTGAATCGTTTACTTCCGAGTTATTTTGCTCTTCTGCCATTATTTAATTGTCCTTACTTCACACGTTATTTTTACAAGAGGTGTATGAGTATCCTCTGCCTATCTCCACTTTTTCTCTACTTTTTTTATTTGACAGGTCTTGTAGTAGGCATCAAGACCGAATACAAAATAGAAGTCATATTTACCTGCGGACTTACAAACGCAGCTTAAAATTATTATACCACAATATATAGTGGTGCAAGTTTATCCTTCGATTAATCCTGTTGTTTCGCCTGTTTGTGTTTTCTTAGCACCTGTTCTCACAGCACTACCACTTTTCTGTTGTGCCATAATTCTGTTAAGTGCTTCTACATCTTCTGCAGAACCTAACTGTGTAGCTTCAACATAATCTACTGCTGTAATGTTTTCTCTACCTTGACTTCTAGCTGCTGCTTGTATTCCTGTTAATGATTGTGAAGCAGATAAAAATCCTTTTCTAGCTGATTCTTGTGTTAATCCTTGCGATACTAAATTAGAAGCTGCTGATGTTGTAATGCCTGTAATACCTGCACTTTCTGCTTCACCTAATACTTGGGATGCACGTATGTTACCTTCTAATATATTTTTAGATACAGTAGGAGAAACAAACATAGCAAATATAGATTCGTTAGGTAAATCAACACCAAAGTTTGCTAAATATGCTTGTTTTATTTCTGGAATGTTATTAACAACTGCTTCATATCCCATCTCTAATCTTTCGTCAAACTCCATTGGAGATACATCACCTGCTATAGCAGAAGACATATCATCTACAAATTCATTAGGATTTAAATTAAATTTTCTTAAACTTGCTTTCATACTATCTATCGCAAAAACATATTCTTGTTCAGTCATTCTTAATGTACCATCATCTCTTCTAATACCTGGATAAATTGTATCCATAATTGGGTCAACTCTCATTTCAGCGATAGCCAATCTTTCGCTACCTGATTCTGCAAATTTATCTAAATAAATTCTAACTAATCTATCATCTAACCAAGGATATAAACCTTTCATTTGGTCAAAAGTAGATGGACCTTGTGCTGTACTTTCTTGTGCAGCTTGTGCATCAAAATATTCTTTAAACGTTCCTTCTAAATCAACTTGATTTAATTTAAATTTACTACTTAAACTTCTTGAAGCAGATGCAGCTGCAACTGATGCAGCATCTATTTCATTTCCTGTTGGTTCAGGAATACCTCCACCAAAATCAGGATTTAAAGTAACAGGTGTTGCACTATATCCTGCAGTTTCTATTAAGTGTTGAGCAAAATCTTTAGCGTTAGTAAAACCCTCTGATTTTGCATATTCATCACTAAATGTTTCACCATCAGGTGTATCTTGTCTCCATACTGTTACTTCTGCCATTATCTTCTACTCATTCCTTGTCCTACAAATACTGCTGATATGTCTTGATTAAATACTGATGTAGAATTTGACAATACTTTGTCTTGGTAATCAGCATCATTTTCAAATTGTATTCTTAACTCTTGTTCATACAGATTCATATCTCCACCTACTTTTTGTGCTATTAAATCCATTTGTTTTTTTTCTTCTACTGTTAAAAAACTTTTACCTAAAGTAGTACCGCCTATTTCATATATAGGTACTGACCAATCACTATGTTTACTTCCTTCAAAACCAGGAAATATTTTATCATGTGCTGCTTGTAAATCATTAGTAAGTTTTGTTTCATTAGGTCCACCACCTTCTGTGTATCCTGCTGAAGCATCTGCACGTAGAAGACCTGCATATTGCTCTAACATACCATTGCTTCTATATGTTTTAGCAATATCTTCCCCTAAATAATCTTTAACTAATTTATAAGCTGCTGCAATTCCTGATTGTGTTTCATCTATTTGTCCTACATATTGTCTATATTCTTCATCTATGGCGTTTATTCCACCTGCCATATCTCTTTTTACACTATCAGTAAGGTAACTAATGATTTCATTTACTTTAGATGAAGCTGCTTGTCCTGTACCAAACTTGCCTGATGATACGTCTCCTGCTAAATCTTTTAACAAAGCATCAACTCCAGGTCCTGTAATTCTCATTTGATTAGTACTTAACAATAAATTTTCATAGTTATCATAAACTATTTCTTCTGCTTTACTATGGTCTCTATATACTAACTCTATCCATTCTCTTTCATCAGCAGTTCCATACCCTTCTAATATAGGGTCTAAATATTCTGAAACATCTTCACCTGTTATTGCTTGTAAAGCAAATAACCTTTGAACATCATCATTTAAAAACCATTTTTTACCTAATACATTTGCTTTTTTCTCTAACTGATTTTTAGTAAAATTTAAAATATAATCTAAATCTGTAGTTTCATCTGTAGGGTCTGTCTTTGAAAGTTGTGAAACCATAAATATTGGTTGAAATATATATCCTGTATCGCTTTCAAACTGTTCTATACTTGTTTCTATTGCTGCACCTGGGTTAGCTAATACATCTAATACATCTACTTCTATAACTAAAGGCATAGTATTTCCACCAATCGTTGTATAGTCGTATATAGCGTAATACTTATCATCTACAATAATTAATCTATCTGCTTGGTCTAGTCCTATACCTTCTTTAAATGTTGCCATATTTACCTATTATATACTGTATTAGTTAATTCTAACGTTCTATCAGCTACAACGTTAGCATCTGGATTATTGTTTAAATACCCATAAAATAGAGTATCATAATCAATTCTATCTTGCATTAAGTCTAATTTATCTTGCGGTGTTCTATTAGAGTAATAAATATCATTAGTGTCAGGTACTGTTTCTACTGCAGGAAAGTTTAATTCTGTTTCATCTCTTCCTTCAGCATATCTACCTATTGCATCAAAAGCAGGTTGCCAAATAAAATCTGCTATTTGTTCTGCAGGAGAATACTTAGCTGCACCTTGTAATCCTTCTAATGCTTCTTTACCCATATCTTTCCAAAACCTATCTTCCATTTCAGCTTTTTCCCAATCCTGACCATTCTTCATAACGTTGTTTCTCTTTTTAATTAAGCTAACCATGTCAGGTATTTCTTGACCCATCTGTACAATAAGGTTTGATATTTCGTATATTCCCCACACAGTTGCTGCAAATGTAATTGGCGCTGAGGCTGCTGCTGCACCTGCTGCACCTAAGCCTTTAGCTATTGCACGTTTAGCGGCTGATTCACTTGCTTTTTTAAATCCTGCAGCTATTAATGTTTCACCTATATCTATACCTTTCCAGGCAACACCTAATGCTCTACCTACAGGTGTTTTAGCAAATGCTTTAGCTAACTGTCTTAATTCTTTTCTTAAAGGAACAGGTTTAACAGGTGATGCACTATGTAATTTACCAACATTACCTTCTACATTTCCAAAGCCTGTGCCTACATCTCTATTTAATGAATAGTTCATTCTTAGTTCATCTATATCATATTGACCTGTATTGTTTAAATTTGAACGTGTATCTGATATTTGATTTCTAGCCATTCTGTATGTTCCTATATTTCCCATTTCACCGATTGCTTGTCTATCTGGTTGAGAAAATATTTGTGCATCTTTAAACACTTTATTTAATTCAGTATCTAAATAAGGTCCAAATAAATGTGATGGTGCATCAATTTGTAAATTTCTTAAAACAAATGTTGTAGCACCTTCATCTATTCTATTAATTTCATTAATAGGATTATTGCCTCTTTTTTCAAAATCTAATACTTCTCTATACCTTCCATATGTAACGTCTGCTATTTGTCCACTTATAATAATGTCATTGTTTTCAGCGATTGATTCTATACCATTTATAAATATTTCCAACTCTTGAATTGTGAACTGTGTCTGATAAAGGTTATAGAAATCTACTTCATCAAACGTTATTGATTGCCATAATGTACCAATATTCATATTTCCATCAGGTGTATTTCTAAAATCTCTATCTATATAGCTAGTATCACTACCTGCTTGTAATTGACCAGGAGTCATACTATTTATGTCTGTTGTATCACCAAGTACATGCTCACTAAATCCTTCAAAAGGAGTGTTTGTATATTCAAATGCACCTAATGCATTACCGACTCTTCCCATAGCAAACATTCTGTGTTCTAGTATGTTATCTACGTCATGCAATAAATTTACATGCCTTATTTCTCTTGGTGCTTGATTTATATCAGCAGATGCTTTTTGTTCTAAATCTTCTATAGCTGTAAGTAATGCATTTTTTAAAATATATGAAGGTACATTATCAGGTCCTGCACCTGCAACTAATGTATCATACATAGTAATAGCATCACCACCACCTCTTATGTCTACATTTGTTACTGCATAAGTTTTTTTAATTTCACCATCACTATCTTTATAAATAAGAGCCATTTCAATAAAATCATCTACATGATTATGTTGAGTTACTTCTATATCTGCAGCAATTATTTCTATTCCTGTTTCAAAAATTCCTTCTGAATGAGTAACGATTTTATCTATATTTTTCATAAACTCATGTCTAAAATAATCTGATATTTTTTTACCTGTATGAACTACTCTACTTTCACCATCAATAGCACCATTACCTAATTCAAACATATTTGCTAATGTTTGATAACGTTCTGTTAAAACTTCCATTTGATTAATTTGCAACATCTCATCAAAATAACTAACAGGACTACTAGCATATCCACTACGCATTTGTCCAAATAATGTCATATCATCAGGAACAAATACAGCTAAATCCGTATCGTTTACAATATCATTTAGATACTCTCCACTTTCTGCTTCAAAGATATCTACATCTTGTGCCATGGCTTGATTTTCTAGTTCTCTATAAAGGTTTCCTTGCGTTGGATTATTTTCAAGATTTGTAGAAACAACATCTCTTGGTCTTTCTACTTCTGCAACTGTTTCTACTTCTGCACCTTCTCTAATGAATGTATCTTTGTATGTTTGTAAAGTTTCTGCAGGTAATTGACGAGCATCTTCAACAAGAGTATATGAACCGTTTACATCAGATATTTTATCAGCTAATGTTTTACCTTCATAATCATTTAATACAATATCATTTGCTTGTGATAATAAAGAACTTATTAAAAAATCTATAGCTCCTGCTTCTCTAGTCATATTTGCTAGAGAAGCATTAGTTGCCCAATCAAAGTTTTCACTAGCTAAATGTCTTACACCTTCTAATGTTTTTTTAAATTTTGTTGCGTCACCTGTTTCAAATTGTGCTGTTCCTAATTCATCAAGAATGCTTTTTGAAAAAGGTTCATTCCTTTCCCATATAGGATGTTCCACATAACCATCAGCACCTTCTACTAAATTTCCTAAAACATAATCATCTAATGCATCTGATGCTAATAGTATTCTTGCAATGTCACTTGTTGGAATTTCTCCGTTTTTAATCATATTAAAAATTTCATTAAGAGTAGTAAAATCTGCTAAATAAGAACCACTAACTGCATTATCCAAATCATTTATTTTATCGCTGTAAATGGGAAATAAAGAATTTGCATCTAAACTTCTTGATTTAAGATATTTAGTAATAAGCCTATCAGCTTTTAACTCTGACCTTATTCGTGAACCCATTTTTATATAATCACTTTCAGGGTCATAATATCCTTCTGATGCAGCTATTAAGAATCTGACATCTCTTGAATCTAAAGCGTTTCTAATAGGTAGTGTTTTTACTATAACTTTGTCACTAACAAGATAAGGAGCTTCTGCAGCAAAGTGCATTAAACTATAATCAAATTTAAATCTTCTTCCTTTTCCTAACTTATTTATTTCAGGTGGTATTGGCATTCTAACCATACCACCAGCTCCATCCCATCCAATATCTACTCCTGGTATATGGTCATTTTGAAAGTCAAAAGTACCAAGACCATGATAAGTATCTGCAACGTGAGCATTGATAGGTGAGTTTACAAAAGCCACACCAACTTCATCTGCATATTCCATAAGTTCCATCCACCAGGTAGCAGATTGTCTCATTAAACCTTTTTTAACCGATTCTATTTTTTTCATACTAGGATAAGCACCTATTACATGGTAAGGGTCAAGATTTATAAAATTAGCTACTATTGCACCATTAGGTTCTATTTGGTGTGCATATTGTCTTGAACCTGAACCATCACTACCTAATATTGTTGCTATTATGTCTGTTCCATCAGGTAATGTATAAACTAAACCAAATACTTGACTAGGTCTAGTAGATATTTTCTGCCAAGGCAAACCACGTTGTTTTATTTTATCAAACCATTCTTTAGGATTACCATTTGGTATTCTGTCTTTTACAATACTTTTTCGAATATCCATATATCCACCCCTTTTTTTAGAACCAATGAGTATTGAATTTCTTTTTTGTACCCTATCTATTACAGCTCTATTAATTAACCTTGTAATATCATTTGTATCATTTCTTCCATAAAGCAAATTTAATGATTCATAAAAACTTGATTCGTGTGCGGAAGTATTTATTCTTGATGTAAATAAAGCGTTAAGAGTTCTTGCATTATTACCACGACCTACTTTTTGACCTATTTTTGAAACTATTTTATCGCTACCACCTTCAAATAATTTTGTTTTTATTATTTTATTATGTAACTTTCCAAGTTTATTTTGTACTGTTTCCATATCTTCAGGAAATATAAATAATCTATTACGAGCATTTGCTTCTGCTAGTTCATCAAAATTATTTTTTATTGTTACATCTCTATTATTTCCTGAAGATAAAGGCAGAGTATTGTCCTCAATATCTCCTGAACGAAACTGATTTAACATAACCCAATTATCAGGTAATTTTCCATCTCCATCTAAATATTGTTCATTAAATCTAGGTAATGCTAAACCACTATGAGAAAGAACAATTTTATTCTTTTTAGCAAACTCTTGTACTGCATTACCACTTGGTGTTTGATTTACCCACCAGCTATAATCTTCTTTAATGTAATCAAAATTTACAAATTCATAAAGTTGATTACCAACAGGATGCCAATCTCCAGAATGTTGAACATCTAAACCATATTTTCTTGTTGTAATACCCATATTATCTAATGCCATAACAAATTTATTTCTATTGCTAATATCAAATATTTCATCAAATGTCATGTCTTCTGCAAGAACAGCTTCTTTAAAATAATTTTCAAAATCAGGATTATCTTCTTTTAATGCTTCGTACAATTCAATAAAAAATTTATGGTCTCCTTCTTCTACAGTAATATTTCCTGAACCGCTTCTTGGACTTGTTTGTTGTCTATCTCTTCTAGGTTCTCTTCTAGGTTCTCTTCTAGGTTCTGGTCTATCTCCAAGATACGCTGTTTGTAAATTTGTATTTTGACTTACAATCGAGTCTCTATTTTCACGTAGTTTCTCTATTATGTCTAAAAGAGTTGGAACGTTTGGATTACTTAAAGAAGAACCTTGTGAACTAGCTTGTGTTCCAACCATTCTTGCAATATCATTATTTGTTGTTCCTCTTTCAAATTCTTCTAATATACCTCTTACTACTTCTAATTGTGTTGAATCATCAATCTCACTAAAAATTCTTCTTAATTCTTCAACACCATCTTGTATTAATAAAAGATTTAAATTATCAAGTATTGTTCTTTCAAACTCTGGTATTCTCATTCCTCTGCTTGTAGGCATATTACAACCTTATAATTTCAGCTAACGACATTCCTTTTTCTAATAATGTTTGAACACCATCATCATTATAAAAATCTTCTTTAATGTAATCTCCATCAACAAATTCATCAATGTTATGCATACCCATGCTTTCAAATACTTCTACTAACTCTTCATCATCTTTCCATTTTATTTTTGTAGCCATTATCTATCTCTCATAAAATCACGTGAACTATTTCCTACATCATTATTTACTTTTTTATTTCCATTTTGTGGATTAATACGTAATACTTTTTCAAAGTTATCTAAGAAGTTTGCACCTGCATTATTATCAGGCATTGCATTACCCATTGATGCTAGTACGCCTTCTTCATTATCTTCTTTTTTGTTGTTAGCTACTTCTGATGAAATACTGTCATCTACTTTTACATAAGGATTTTTGTTTCTTAAAATGTATTGATAAGTTAACATTAAATTACCCAAATCATCACTTGATGTACTATTTTTAAGTCTTGTATAATGAGCATTTCTAACTAATGCATCTTTTTTATTTATTTCACTACCTGAATATATTTTTTTAGTTTTAGTATCGTAATATTTGGCATCATCTTCAAACATCTGAGTTTGTAATTTATCCATAATATTAGTTGTATCTCCTTCTGCACTTAATCCTCCATATTCTGAATTTAATGAAACGTATGGATTAACTAAAGAAGAATATAAATCTAATGCCATATTGTTAGATAATGTACTAACATCTACATTAGATAATGAATTTTGAATTGTATTATTTATAGCAGAACCACTTGTTTGTGCCATTCTTCCACCTACCATATGTACAAATGTTTCAGATGGATTAAATAAATTACCTTCTTGTGCAGATAGTAACTTACCTTTTATCAATGACATATTCATAGAGTCTTCTTGGAATCTTTCAATACTATCTACTTTATCTTTTATAGCTTGTGTTTCTTGCTGTTCTTGTCCTAAAGTATCAGTCATAATTTGTGGTTTGTATTTATCAGTAAACTCGTAAAGTTGTCCTTTACCGCTTTTAATTCCATATGGGTCATCTTCTATTATCTCTGTTCCTGCTTCTGTTTTTGATTTATTCATAACTGTTTGCCAATTATTAATTCCGTCAGTTCTTTCATCCCCTGTTTTTTGTTGTGCAATAATAACTGCAGCTAATGCATTTAATCCAGGGTCATCTAAAGCCTCTTTAATATCATCATACTTGTCAAACACTTCATAAGTTCTTAATGTTGATTCCCATGTAGGTATGTGTATCTGCCATGGTCCTCTTGAATCTCCACCATCTCCTGGTGTATTTGTTGAAATACCAGTGCTTGTTGCAGTTTGTGGGTCACCATGTTCAGCTAAAGCAATAGCAATATATTTTTGTATATCCTTATCTTTAGTTGGGTCTAAATGTAAATCATCACTAATAAACTCTATTTTTTCTTCATTTAGTTTCAAATAATTAACTGCAAATTGTAAAAATTCTGCTAATTGTTGTGGTGTATATTCCATTACCAACTCTCCTCAAAAGCTAAAAAGTTATCTCTAAAACTATTTGCTAAAGCTCTTCTACCTGCCATTTCAGATACTGCTGATATTTTACCAGCTTCTAGTTTTTCAAACTGATTATTTAATTCCTGAGCTACATTTATAGGAGTAAGCATAGGCTTTCCTAATTTACTTCTAGCTTCTTCAGGTGTAGGTAATTTAACATTAAATTTTATATCACGGAATCCTTGTCCAGGAGTTCTTGTATATTCTCCTGTAGATAAACCTATTATGTCATTTAATGACATTTGATTTTGTTGTATTTGTATTTCTCTTGCGGCTGCTTGTGATTGTAAATCTGCTAATATTTCTCCATATTTTTTATAATCTGCAGCAGTTGCTGTTAATCCTTTAGATGCAAATAAACCATCTATAGCTTGTTTTACTTCTACATCTGAAGGAGGTAAAACTTCTTGTCCGTATTGTTCTAATGATTTTTGAAATTTTGGGTCTAAAGCAGTACCTGAAAGTAACATATCATCTTCTCTTAATTTAAGAAATGGTGATAATTGACCTAATATTGTTGGTGCTTCTTTATCTATATATTGCATATTTGGTGCTAACCATTGCATATCATTTGCTTGTGTCATTAAATTTGCTAAAAATCCTATTTCATTTTCTGTTGTTGAAAAGTCTATTTCTCCTGGAACAAAATTATAAGATGATAAATCTAATCCTGCAGCAGCTAATTGTTGTTGCATATTAAATATTTCAGTAGGTGACATTCCAATAAATGCTTCTGCCGCAGAACCACGTGTAAACCATGGCTTTATAGGGTCACCATTTTTATCTCTAACTATTTCTAATATTGGGTCTCCTGTTACAGGGTCTACTTCGTATCTAACATATTGATTTTTGTCATCAATTTGAATGTTATATCCTGTATAAAATTCACTTGAACGACTTACTATTTCACCTGTTTGAGGGTCTCTTTCTTCTTTTTTAGTTGTAAATAATCCAGGTATTTTAGGATTTACATCAGTAAATACTGTTGTTGTACCATCTTCATTATCAATAGTTCCTTGCGACCAACTGTTAACTAAATCAAATACATCACCTAATGCTATTTTAATTTCTTCTGAAGCAGCTCCTGTAGGGTCATCTTCACCTAGTAATGTAGGACCAATACTTACAGTTAAACCATTTCTATCTGTTTGTGGTTGTATAAGAATTTCTAAATAATTAACAACACTATCAATATATGTTGTCATATCAGTAGCATTAAATATTGCATCATCTGCTTCTGCAAATTTTTCTACGTCACCTGTTCCTGTTGTTAAATCAAAGTCTGTATTTCCTGATATAATATCAAACAAACTATATACTGTAATACCTAGATAATCACCATCTTGTTCCATTCTTATTGGTACTTGTATGTTTTTAGTTATTTCTACTAAGAAACTTTGTATACCTTGTTCTTGTTGAAAATCTGCAAAACCACCTGTTTCATCTAGTCCTGCAAGATAGTTTTTTATATCTTCTAACGTTTTCTCATCTAAGTATTGACTCATTTAAAAATCCTTCTCATATCTTCTGTTATCTAGCTCTTTCCAAAAGTTACCTAAATACATGTCTATAAAGTTAGTATTTTTATACTCATTAGCTAATTGTCTAGCATATTTATCTAACAATATCCTTATAGCTGCAGTATTTTCGTTACTACCTTTTAAGTTTGCAGCAGTCTTATTTTTAACACCACTACCATATACAGTATAGCTCTCATCTCCCACAGTAAAAGTACCACCGTTTAATACTACATTTATTGCTTCATCATATTTATCTAAGAATAATTTAAGAGGTTTATATTCAGCAGAATTTTTTAATATTTCATTGTCTTCCCACATTCTAAATTCTTGCATTACATAATCTTGTTCTGCTCTAATAATTGCATTACCTATGTTTCCATATGGAATCATGTTGTATTCTTCAACTAATTTATTCTTTTTTGATGTGTATGCTTCTCTTCTAGCAGAGTCAGTCATTGATGGGTCATTTACTAAATCCTGTCTGTATTCTTCTAACTCAAATTGTAAAAGTGTTTGTTGTAATGCTCTTCTATAGTCTTGTGGGTCTAATGTTTCAGAACCTTCTAAGAATGCAGGGTATGAAAATTCATCATCCCAACTGTCCATTTTTATATATATAGCTGTTTGTGGATATTCCTCTATTAATTGTTTATTTTCAGTTTGTTGCCAAAATTTAAATGATTCTTTTCTAGCAGGAAATCTACCTTTTTTTTCAGTAGTTGCTTGTCTTAATGGTATTGGGTTAATACCAAATCTAGTAATAAATTGTTGTGATGTTACAAAATAATCAAAGTCATTATTTTCTAACATCTGTTGATATTTTTGTGCTAATACCTGTATTCCCCACCAAGTACCATTTTTATCTTTTAATTCATAACGTGGTTGTATAGCTGTAGGAAAAGCACCTTTAGCCATTCCTCTAATAATCCAATGTTTTGATGCTGCATCCATAGCTTCTATTAATGCTGCTTTTTGTGATTCAGTATCTTCAGGTGACCATTTACCTGCATAGTAATACATAGTATATATATCCATTACTGTTGCAGCTACTGATGCTTCCATTTCTTCTGAAGCAGCACCATCACCCATAAATGGTTGTTTTAATATAATATCTTTAGCCCAACCTGGTAATTCATCAGCAATATTAAAACCACCACCAGGTGCATTAAAGTTTCCTAAAATAAAATCATCTAAAAATTTTGGTGTAGGAAAATATTTTGTAAATACTTTGTAAGCCATTTGTACATTAGGACCAAAACCAGGTGAAAAACCATTAGCTGCTACTAAGTTCAAACCTTCTAAGAATCCATATGGTCTTACTTTTACACCTTCGTCTCTTAAATCTTCTCCTAATAAAGCTGACTGCACAGGTGCAAATCCCATTTGTCCTGGAATGGATGCTACACCAAATGTCATTACATTAGCAACATCAACCCAATTAAACATTAATTCTCCTGTTACAGGGTCTGTTTCAAAAAAAGCATTGTGCGTATCCCAAGGTTTTGATTCTTTACCTGCGTCTATAGCTATACGTGTTCTATTAAATTTTTGTGGATTATCTATTGTTAATTTACCCCATGTCTTTGCAACTTCTTGCCATATTTCAGGAAATGGAACATACGTAGACATAACATCAGACAATACATGTCTGTCAGAACTTGCATACAGTAAGTCTTTTACATTTTCTAATGCTTTATATTTCAATAATTGTTCTGCTTGTTCAAGGCTAGTAACACTTACTTCTTCTTTTATTTTAGGTATTTTTGATGCACGGACTATATCATCCCACATTTGACTACCTTCAATCCAAGGTTTTGCACCTACTAAAAATTCTTTTGTTGTTTTTTCATCAAACGTAGGTATAAAATTTGGTGTTTCTGTATAAAAAGACCATCTAAACAATGGGTCTCTATTTAACCAATCAGAAGGTTTTGCTAATAAGTTTCTATATCCTGCTTCTAATACTTTATCCCATTTTTCCATTGATGATTCATATGTTGCACCTCGGTTAAAATCATACCCTGATTTAAGATATGCTTGTTCTCTAGGTCCTAATCCGTTTACAACAATGTCTTCATTAAATGCTTTTTTAACTTTTTTATAAAATTTTCCATAATAACTTCTTGTTCTGTTATTTAAAACAGCATGTTTTTGTGCTAGTTCAAGCCAATCTTCTCCATTTAAAAATCCACTATTAGCAATAAATTCTTTAACTTGTTGTGAACCTAGTGATAAATCTGCTTCATAATCAGGAAGAATCATGTCTCCTTCTGCATTATGTATTATTTCTCTAGCTTGTCTTTGAGATATTCCTCTGTTTCCTCTTCTAATTTTTCTTGAAGGATTTCCTTGTAATCTTGCAATATCGTAATTAATAGCTTGTAACCATTTTTTAAGTTCTGATTCTTTTTCTAATATTCTTCTTATTTCTGGCTCATCACTTTGTTTTATTAAATCTTGTATGTATTGTTTACCATTAGGATTTTTTGTAAAATACTCAACTGCATTTTCAACACCATCTCTAGCTACCATTACATATGCAGGGTCTTTTGTTACACTAAATAAATCTTCAATAAATCCGTACCACCATTCTTCTTGTATTACATCAGAACCTGTATTTTTATGTTTCTTAGCCATTAAATACATTTCATCTTTTCCTTTTGGACTTTTACCAGGTAAAAATCTTTGTAATAAAGTTTGATTTGACATAGCTTGTATATACATAGGGTCACCATTAAAAATAGTTCCTGATGGTGCAGCTTGTGCATAGCCACCTTTTTTCTTCATAATTAGTTTTGCTGTATTAAAATTACTTTCAAACATAGCTTCAAGAATTTCTTTTCTAACTACAGAATCAATATTTATATTATCTATACCGTCATAAACTCTTATTCTTGGTATTTGACCACGTAAATCTATTAACTTATATAAATTTTTATCTCTCTTTAATGCATTTACCATAGGTATAGTAGGGTAAACATATCTTTCATGGCTTTTAATAGCTATTGATAAAGAGTTTATTAAAGTATCTTTAGCTTGTTCAAGAGTCATATTATTAACAGTTTTGTTTACAATCCCTACATTTAAATCAATTAATGTAGGAGGAACTAATGCTTCTCCTTGTGTTACATCTCCTGCAAAATTTCTTGTAACTTGTAATACATGATTTTCTTTTTGTAATGCTTTCATCACATTTGGTTGTGATAAATATTGTTCTATAGTTTGTTGAAAACCTTCTTCTGCTTTATCTATTGTTGTTTTTAAACTTTTATACGGTGCAACTGAAACAGCAGCACCTTCTAATGTTGTACCATCAATTTTTAAAACAGCATTTTCAATATCTTCTAAATCCCATTTCATTATATCTTCAGCCATTAATCTAACATTACGGTCAGTAACTCTTTGTTTTTTTAATTTAGGTAATTCACCAACTACTTCGTCAAAAGCATAATCTGTCATATTGTCGCCACGTAAAAAAGATGCTAAATAAGAATCGCCTACTTCTCCTGCTGTATTTACATTTAATCGTAAATGTTTAATTGATTTTTCAATTTGTTCGTATTTTAAATTAGTAACAGCATCTACCATATCTTTGTTACCAACCATTTCAGCTATCATCTCTGCTTCTTCATTAAATATTTTTGTAGCAAAAAATTGTTCTCCTAGACTTCCTTGCATCTGTACAACAGTTTTACCTTTACGTCCAATATCACTTTTTAATGAAGTTAAAAGTAAAGGATGTGAAAATACATTAGGTCCTCCATAAAATGCTATACGAACTGATTCTTCAGGTGGAACTCTTAACGCTAATGCTAAACGTAACATCCATGATGGTTTTAATACTCTCTGCATAACAATATCGTTATATACGTAATCTACGTTTCCTGGTGGAGATAATGATACTCTTCCGCCTCTTGAAGGGTCAGGTACAAATGCTTTTCTAGGAACTTTAAAAAACTGTTGATTAATTTTAGAAAAAGCAGATGCTTTAGGGTCATGCCACATAACAGATTTTAATCTACTTCCACTAGGTCCAACTAATCTATTAAATGTTTTACCTGCTTTAGCTATTTGTTGATAATCAATTAAAGGAATAAAATGTTCTGCAAACTGAGACATAGTTAAAGCTGTAGGTGCAGCTACTGTTTTACTTTGGAAAGTACCATCAGCTTTTTGAACTGCATCAGCTAAATATTCAATTTTAGTTCCTGGAAACGATAATGCTACTCCATCTGCATCATAAAAATATTTTTTAGTTTCTAAAGTATTAGATACCACCTTTGAAACTCTTATCATTTCTTCAAGTGCATCTGGGTCTTCAGCTAAATCAGGATTATTTTTTACTACAAATTTTGCAATTCTTTCATTAAGTTTTTCTACAACATTAACAACATCTTGTTGATTTTTTGATTCTAATAATTCTTTTATATATAAATCTCTTACAGGTTCTTTTTCTCCCATAGCGACTAAAGAGCCTTCTATGTTGTTTATTGTTTCTGTAATTTGTGTTATTGCTGCATATTTATCAGGTGCTAAATCAAATAATCTTCTTGTTGGTAAAGGTAGAGTATACATAAATTGACTTCCCATTCCTACTAAACCAGCAAATGGGTCGTTTTTTATTTTACCCATAAACGCACCAACTGTTCTTCTTAGTGGTGCAACGTCTGTACTTCCACCTAATCTTTTAGCTAATGCGTCTGATGCTTCACCTACTAAACTTTTACGCATTGGTAATTTTGTTAATGGTGCATTTTGTGCAGCTAATCTTATTTCATCTCCAACAAAAGCACCTGAATATGGTGCAATCATAAGTTCTGAAAAATCACCTTGTCTCATTAAACTTCTAAGTGATTCTCTCATTATATTTTTGTCACCTACTTTTGCTAAATAATCTAAAACTCTAGGGTCAAGTTTTTTAAAACCAGGTATCATTCGTAATCTAGCTACAGAAGTGTTTTGAGTCATAGCATCTACAAATTCATCTCCCCATTTTGTATCAAGTATTTGATTTGCTGTTTTTCCAAATGTTAATGCTCTAGCTTCTCTTCCTCCTTTAGTAGGTTTTAAAGTTTTTAATGCTCTAGCTATAGTTGGAGTATTTTTTATAAAATCATCTACAGCAGCTTGTGTTACAACAGTTCTAGCTGCAGTTTTAACTCCTGCACCGTAACCTAATAAAATATTTATTGGGTCTGCACCTAATCTAAAAGCACCATCAATTATCGTACTTACTATTGCATACGATACGTCAGCTTCTTTACTAAATTGTCCTGCAACAACTCTTCCTGGTGATATAGGAACTCTTTCTCCTTGTGGTGTTGTATATTTATATCTATATTCATCTTTTTCAAATTCGTCTGTTATTGGTTTTCCATAAGTTTGTTCAGCAATCGTATACGCTTCTAATGGTGTCTTACCTAATTTTATTTCTTTTCTATATACTTCTGTATCTTGTAAATCCATAGAATTAGGTAAAATACCTGTTCCTAAATTTAAAGGATTACCTGCTTTCTGTTGTTCTCTAGCTCTTCTCCATTCTGTAGGACCATATGCTTCTTTAGTTGCCCTGTATGTTTTAGCAAATTCTTCTCCTAATAATGATTCTCTAGCTGCATCTGAAGATTCTACTGATGGACTAAATGCTGTAAGTAAATTTTTAGCTACTGCTTTTCCTACAGGCATTCCTGTTTCTTGTGCTGCTACAACAGTAGATTTAAAATTTTGTGATATGTTTTGAAATGGTGCATCTAATGCTAAAAATCCTAACTGGGTTGCTCTTTTACCAAAACCAACTTGACTCTGCCTAACACTTCTTTGTTGTTTTTCTAATGCATTTTGTTGTTTTTGTGCAAGTCGTAATATTAAATCATCATCTGCTTCTAATCCATATAATCCTGTATATACTGCTAATCTTTTATCTAATGTTGGATATGCTTTAGCTATAGATAATATTTTTTCTGCTAACTCAGGCGTAATGCTTCTTCTAAAAGAATTTATTTGTTCGTTATTTAAAGAATTAAAAGATGCTAAAGATTCTTTGTGTAATGGTAAATTAAAATTTGTGCGGTAATACATTACGCATCTAACAATTCATCCCATATTGGGTCAGGAAATTCTATTTTAGCAGCTTTAATAAAGTTACTTACTGTATCTGTTCCCATGTTTAATCCACCATTGTCTCCTGCACCTAATGGTATACCTGAAGTAATTGGTTCATTTAGTTTATTTGTTGCTGCACCTAAATTCACTGGTGAAGGTGGCATCATACGTGCTGCGTTTACTAAATTAGCATCTGCTGGATTACTTACAGAATCTACTTGTGTTTGTAAATCTTTAGTTTGTCCAAACGAATCACCTTCTGCTTGTGGAGGTACAACAATGTCTGCATAAGCTCCACCACCTGTCATATCAGTTGCTGCTGTTAAATCTTTATTTTTTCTGCCTCTATTAAATTTATTCGCCACGTAACTCATCTCCTAACTCTTGATTAAATTCGTAATCAAATTGTATATTTATAAAAACATAAGGATGTGGTGTAGGTAATGTAATAAAATTTGTCATCATTATTCTTGATTCTTGTATTTCTGAATCTCCTGTAAATACATCAGTATTCCAATCTTCTTGGTTAATCATATCCATAAACTTAACTAAAACTTCTTGTTCATCCACTAGGAGGTCCTCCTTGTTGTCCTAAAGCTCCTATGACTTGCTCTATTCCAGGTAATCCACCTCCAGGTCCTGTAGGAATTTGTGGTCCACCCATTCCCATCATTGCTAATTCTTCAGGAGTTGGTTCATCACCTTCTGTTGTATAAAACTTATCTAATATTTCTGACATTTTTGAAGGATTTTTTCTTATTTCTATAGCAGCCATTGTAGCTTGTGGATTTCCTTCTGCAGCTTGTGCCATAAGAGATTCAAATAAAACTGTCTCTGCTTTTTCTGCATTTATTCTTTGTTGAATTTTTGTTATATTATCTAACCCATCCATGTTTTCTTGTAATGTTTGAGTATCAATAATACCCTGTTGTTTTAATTGCAGTCCTGTTATTATTTTTTGCGGTTCATCAAATCCTGCCATTACACCATACACTCTTCGTGTTGTGTAAAATTGTTTTATATCAGATTGTGGAGAATATGTTTCTTTATAAGCAGTTCCTTTATGATAACCTGCCATAGGTTTTCTTACACCTGAAAACATTTCTTCATCATATTCTAATCTTTTTGCATCTAGTTCTTGTATAGCATCTGCTAAAACAGTTTGATATTCTCTAACATGCAATGATGCTGATGTACCAAGTTCTTCTAATCCTCTACCTGTAACAAATGCATTTGGAGATTGTCCATCATCAGATACAGGATAAGCTGCTCCTAGTCGTAAATGTCTTTCTAATCTATCTACTTGTTGAAATAATTGATACGGTAAATTGTTAACAGGTTTTGATACATTTGAACCTGGTGCTAAGTAATTAACTGCATATCTACCTTTTCTATATTTACCTGATTCTATTTCACCAACAATATTAGTTTCTGTAAATACAGCATCTTCCATAGCAATAGTTCCAAGAATATTAATCTTTGCCATGTTAGCCATAAGTCCTGTAATGTGTTGAAACTGACTTTGTAGTTGGTCAAAAGCATATCTTTTAGCTACTACAAAACAAGGACCTGATTTTAAAGGGTTAGGCATAAAATCTATAATTTTTTTATTTTCAGGTAAAAATACGTATGTTCCTTCTTCATCTCTATACTCAACTACAACTTTTCCATCACCATTTGAATAAGACCAATTATTCATTTTTTCACCATAACCTAATAATGCTGAATACGGTGATACTTCATCATCTGTATTTCTTGCATAAATTATGCTTTTAGCTTTAGGATATTGTTCTGCAAGTATCTTATGTGGAACTCTTGTAATTATTGCTAATTCTTTTGGTTGTTGGTCATTTCCAAAATATCCAGGATAACATGTAAAAGTATCTCTTAATTCTGCATGAGGATAAGGATTGCCATCTTTATCTCTTTTATGTCCTATAGTCCAAACAACAAAACCATAACCAGGTAACCATCTACCAACTTGTGGTAATTGCATATTTAATTTTGAATATTTGTCATACGCCATGATAATTCGTTCTAGTTTTTCAGATTTCTTTTTTGCACGTTGTGAATCTTTTTCATTAATTATATCTACTTTTAAATCAGGGCTTCTACCTAATTTTTGTGCAAATCTATCTAAAGCTGTTAAAAATAAATTAGGTGCTGGTAATTGATGGTATTCAACATTAGCACCATCACCCAATAAGGCTTTAACTCCAGCTTCTCCACCGTTCATAATGTCTCTTACACGTGACCTATCAAGAAGATTATCTCTATTAATTATTCTTAGGTAATCAATTTTATCGTATAACTTATCGCTATTTAAAGGCATTTATCTCCAATTATCTATATCAATACTACTAGGTTCGTACCCTGAAAAGCTAGGACTATAATCGTAACCTAATTCAGCAAAACGTTCTTTTTGCATACGTCTTATTGCTTTCATAGGAAACCAACTAGCCATAACTATATCAGTCTTTGTACCTATTGATTTACTTTTAGTTTTTGCAGAACTAAAATAAACCAACTGACTCGTATATAAGTTTACCTTTTCTTGGGCTTCAAATCCAAGATATGGCAAAGAAATTTTATTTTCAGTAAATAATGGTCTCATAGCAGTAACACCAAATATTGGGTCAAATTTATTGTTGTGAGTTTCGTGTCCTTCTAAAAATATTCCATGAGTCGAAGCAAAATCTCTAATACTTCTATCTTGTCTTATTGCTTTTTGAAAACCGTTTTCTTCAATAACCCAATGTGATAAATTATATTTCATCCACCATTCTTTAATTACATTTAATGCTTGTGGAATACCTCCTCCTAAAGAATTGTTCATATCTACCATATGTAAAACATTTCTTTCAACATCAACAGCCCATAAAAAAGCAGCCTGATAACCTGTTGACGCAGGGTCTAAACCTGCAATAAGTCTAGTTCCAGGTGGTACTTTTCCTATGTCTCTACCTTGGTCTCTACATGCTTCTATTTCTACTCTATCAAATAATGCAAGTCCTTCAGGCATAGCAACATTAAGATAAACCATTTCATATATTGCTCTACCACCTGTAGTTTCTGCTGCACGTTTTCTATCCATTAACCATTTGTGTGTTCTTTTAGAACCCCATAACATACAATCTGTATGTTCCATTTCTTCAGGTAATGTACAAGCTGTATCGTGTGCTTCCTCTATTGTTGTTGTCCAACTTTCGTTTTCAGATAAATGAGAATATAAATCGTCATAATGTTGTCTTGAACCAATAACTACAATAGCTGTATGTTCTTCTTTTCTACTTGATAATGTTGTAGTCCACCAATTTCTTGTATTTTCTCTACTAGATGGTTGCATAGTAGAACTGTGGTCTTCAATGTCATCTGCAATTATTATGTCACAGTCTCTTGAAAGTATTTTACCACCACGTCCTAATCCAACCATTGTAGGACTTTTAATTCCTGTAACAGTTCTTGTTCCTACAGTAAATCCACTTTGTGACCAGGCTTTACCTGTACGTGAAGTTGGTTTAAATTTTTCTCCAGGTCCACAAAACTCTTCTATTAATAATTCATTACTTTCTAGTTGGTCAAGAACAGAGCTAACTGCGTTTTTAGATATTTCCTCATTACCTCCAACCCAAAGTATTCTTACATTTGGATTTTTACAAATTAACCATACAGCAAAGTGTATTAATAAATCTGTTTTACCATGACGAGGCGGTGATAATATCATATGTTGTCCACCTTCTTCAATAGTTTTCATAATTTCTTCTATCCATTTAATATGAAAATCAGGTGTTTCATACGCTACACCTTGTTCAGTTTGAAAATATCTTTCTCTAAAGTCACTAAAGTCTGATAATGTTTTTTCTGCAACTTGCGGTAATGACCATTTTTCTTGTGCTTTTTCTAATTCTAAATCTTCAACATAAGCAGAATAGGCCATAGATACTGCTCCATCAGTTGTTTCTAATATCTTTGCTACACCTTTAATTGTATTTTTCTTTTCTAATATTTCCTGGGCTAAACCTGATTCAACAATGTCATTATAAACTTTGCCTCTTCTTGATTGAACATTTGTTTTTTGACTAGGTATAACTAATGTATCTTCTTCTTGTTCCCATTCAACGCCTAGTTTTCTAGCACGTTTTTTTTGCATGTTAATTCTATTAGAACACCTATCACTGCAATATTTTTTTCTATTTTTTGGAAGAGGTCTATGACATCCTGCAGCGTAACATAAATTATTTTTTGCCATAATTTTTACATTCCTTATTTAGGCATTTCATTTTTTTGCTTGGCAATAACACTCCACCACATCTTGGGCAGGTTACGTTTATCAAACCTAAGAGTTCTTCTTAATCCTTTTAGAAGAGTATCTCTTTTTCTTTCCTTTTTTTGTGTACGGCATATTATCTCCTTTTTCTTTATGATAACACAAAACTGCACCGAAGTGCAGTTCTGTCGTACAGTGTCATATACTTTTACTTTATATGGCGTCTCCCCAGACGCATTTTTATGTTAATACATTTTATTTTATATCGTTGTCAAAAACTAAAGTTTTTAATTTATTAGCTCTTAATATTAATCTTCCAACAAGCTCTACGCATTGTGGAACTACAGCGTTACCTAAAGCTATAAGTTTATTTTTTCTATTAGGATAATCTCCTGCTGACCTAGGCATACCTTCTTCCCAAGTATCATATTCTGCATCTAGTTCTCCTCTCCTAGCTCTAGCTTCAAGGTTTTTACTAGCTTGTGTATTACCTTTTAATCTATATTTATGTTCTGATGAACTAGGTGTTGGATAACTTATTTTATTGCTTCTCCATTCAAATGATTCAAGTGTTGTCATTTCTTTGTCATATTTTATTTCAGTTAAGAAAGGTTTAATCTTATTCCAATCTTCTATGTTTGGATAACTAAATCCTGATGTGTCATATCTAAACCAATGCTCTATTGTAGATTGCTTTATATCTGTATTGTCAGACAATTCTTTTATTGAAGTAACACTTCTTAAATAATTTACAAATGTTTTCTGCTCAGGTAAGTTAGGTCTTTTCATCATTATGTGGTCTTTATATTTTTCAAATAGTTCAGGATTATTTTTTATATCATCCATAGCTACCTGGTCAGCTAATGTTATTTGTACAGATTCACCTGATGCTCTAGTATCTTTTCCTTGTAGTAATTTAGTTGCGTGTTTTAAAGCATCTTCTTTTTTATCTGCTGTTGTTGGAGTTCTCCAATTATTAACATTACCTGTCCATACATTAAGTAAACCTAACTCAGCCATCCATCTGGAAAACCCATGAGCCGTGCTACCCATCCATAGTTCAGCCTTTTTCCTATCAACTCTGGATTTCTCTCTCCCATGTCCTGTTCCAATGTCGAGCCGTGTTTCCCTGCTTTCACTGATGGAGCTTGTTTGTTTATCGGTTTCGTTGCTTGACTTGCTCTTGGAGTTGAGTACTGAGTTATCTTTGGATTTTCCCTGAGATTTCCTGTTGACTTTCTCTTGGACTTCTTTTCCTTGTCGCCTCTGTATAGTACGTTTTCCAATGCTTTCCCTGTCCTCGGATTCAAGTGGTCCATTGTGTTCGGTGTCTCCCAATGTTCCAACTCCGAAGAATCTTTTTCTAAGGTGTGCTGCACCAACTGTTCTTGCTGATATAATTTGCCATTCAAATCTATAACTCCTGCTCTCGGCAATATCTTTGATAACTCTTTCAAAGGCTTTCCCTTTGTTTGCTGTAAATATTCCTGGGACATTTTCCAAGATAAAGTATCGTGGTCGAAGTACATCAATAAATCTCCATACTTCATCCCATAACCATCTTTCATCTTTAACTCCTTTTCTCGAACCTGCTACAGATACAGGCTGACACGGAAATCCTGCTGTCAGTATATCTATCTTTGGTAAATCCAAAGGGTTTACTTCTTCTACTTTTTTATTTATTATTAATGTATTTGGAAAATTTTTTCTTAATATAGAACAGCAGTATTCGTCCATCTCTATCATCCATTCTGAAGAGGTGGCTAGTCCAGACCGCTCTAGTCCGTACTCGATTCCGCCTATACCGCTAAATAAACTTCCTATTCTCATTGCATTATTAAATATACCTGAATTCTAAAAGTAGGTTGTAAAAAAAATTTTTTTTCTTAGGTTTCCTAAAACGACTAACCCTCACTTGCGTGAGGGCTATATAGCGTCCTATAGTGTCGTTCAATCAGAAAGGAGGATGCAATGAATAAAGAATTATTTTTTGCAACCTATGGGTCAATAATAACATAAACTTGTAAAAAGGAAACATCTGTGCTAAATTTATCCTAACAATCAGAGTGTTCTTCCTGCTTTTAGAAAAGGATTCTTGATTATTAACTTTCAATAAAGTGGTTTAGCAGGTCCATGGTAACTAGGGTAAAAGCCTATTACTTCATAATATAAAATAAGTCATAAATAGATTTGTTATCGGTTTGGGAGGGATGACACAGGGTTAGCTGTACTCTCCATTTTTACTTAGTTAAATAACAACCAACATAAAGAAAACACCTTTTACTAGCCTTTATAAGGTACACCACTATATCTAGTACCACTACATATAGTACCCCTAGTTAACAGCATATTTCTAGGTACTATACATATATATGAGGTGCCGCGCCGCATTGAACCCCAGCCTTGAAAGCCAGCAGAAATTACCTGGTTGAGCAACACAGAGATTATCCATCACGCTACATACATACTATATATTGTGTTGTTATGACTCACATACATCATGTAGTGTACCCATTTTGATTAAATACGAGGATATGTCAGTTAAACATACCTGGAGAACAGTAATCCTGGTTAAAATCTGGTCAAATCAGGAGATGCGAGGCCTGAACAGCGCTGCATCCTGGTTAAATCCTGGAAGGATAGAGAGAGAAGGCATAAAAAAAAGGTGAAGAAGGGTAAGAAATCATCAAACTAACCCTTCAACACCTTGTGTCTACGTACTATAAGAGGGAATATCTTATGCGTTAGACTCTTGTATATAAATTTACAATCCTGGTAGGAATCACGACATTGAGATTACAATAATCACAAGCGTGACCGAGAGCGACAGGTTGAGCGTTGTGTCTATCATCAACTTCTCGCAATCTCTTACCACAAATACTGCACATATATTGCCTTTCCAATATTAAGAATACTAGATACAAAATATAATGTAAACAACTGTTTGCATAAATTCCAGGCGTAGTATAGTTAGAAACATACTAATAAATACAAGTTACTTTTCTGTTTGAATAGGAGCAACAAGTATTTAAAAGTTAGAGATAGATTAGCAAGTAGGAATATTCATTACAGCCCTGTTGCGAGTATGACCGAAAGCTAATCTTTCTTGCTTATAATCCCCCAAGAATCCACCAAATCAACTAGGAAGCTGCAGGACCTGGCGAACCAGGCCATCAAAACAAAAGAAATATAGCGAGAAAGAGAAAGAAAACTTCCTATAAATATATAGATATGTTAATATAGATTGTCAAAAAGAAAGGAAATATGACCAAAATACACGATATGCCAGATGATTGGTTTATTGATGGGCAAAGCTCACGCCAGGATGAACAGTTTTATGGAAATATGATTCAGACTAGCTTGAACAGAAAGAACATTAATGAACGAGCAGAAATCACATTCATTGGCGATAGTGTTATTGATTGTAAATCCTACACTAGAACAGGCAAAGGAACTGTGGAATACTTCGCAGAATCTTACGCCAACGAAACATACATGAGTATGATAAACGACCAAAGTAGAGATGGCGATACAATATATGATTGCATTGAAAAAGCAAATCAGATAAACGACAAATCTAAATTAGTTGTAGTTAGTGTAGGTGGAAACGACTTGTTGAAACTTATTTCAATGGTTAGTGAAATTGATGACACAAACTTGTTAAATGGTTTATTACTTAGTGAGTTAGATAAATTGTCTAATGCATACGAAACTATGTTGCAACAATTTAAAACACGAGCTACTTATCTGTTGATGACTTGTTACGAGGGTAACCTAGCATACAATCCACAACGATTTTACGGAATGGATTACACAGCGAGAGCTATTGTAAGTATGTGGAACGACAGAATATCAAGAATAGCTAGAGATAAAAACTCACGTAATAACAAATCATCTTATGATGTACTAGACATTAGAGAAGTAATGTCTCCAAAATGTTATTACAACGAGATTGAACCAAATGAGATTGGAGCAAGACGAATTGCTAAAGCAGTCAAAAGATACGTAAATGAAACAGGAGTACTCATATAATGGGTATTCCTGGATTCAATAAAAGTGGATTTAGATTAAGTTGGAACGGATTAGATTGGACAAGAATTGAAGTGAACAATTTTGAACTTCCAACTTGTGCTTTATGCTTACAATCTAAAGAAATACAATTAGGAAGCATTTACTGTTGTAGGTGCGAGGAGGATATGAAATGAGCGAACTACCTAAAGAGTTAAAAGAACTCTACGAGGAAAGAGAAAGAGTTAGAGCAAAACTTCATGCGAAAGCAACAGAATTAGGTTGCGATATGCAGTTGGCTGATTCTGTATTAGGAATCGGAAAACAAATAGACATCTTAATAGGTAACATTATGTTAGTTATGGGAGAAGATGACGGAACTAACTATGTGCAAAGCGTAATTGATGAAGTAAAGGAAAATCTAAAGTGAGTGCTGAATTACAAACTTTAAGTATTGCATTGACAACTTTTGTTATATTATGGCTACTTCATAGCACTACTGATATAGCTGTATGGGTAGGATTAAAGAAAGAGAGGAATAAATAATGTCGGAACATCCTTTAAAAATTGGTTTAAATATTGATATTAATGACGGAAATATTGTAAGGGTATTTTCTGATGATGATGTATTAATTAAATCATTGACAGTTAGCAAGTCAATTAATGGTAAAGAGCAGGAAGTAGAATTTATTTCTTATGAGGATAAAGAATAATGGAACTATTTGAGTTTTTCCAGGACAAACCTATTCCAAAATTTAAAAGTCAGAAAGCAAAAGTGTTATGGATGTTAGAGGTCGCAAGATTATCTCCAAACAAAGACATACACGCAATGACTTTCATATATGAATATGGAATACCAAGAATAAGTGGAGCAATTCACCAATTAAGAGCTGATGGGCATGACATATTATCACATGATTTACCGAATAACTCGTGTGCATATGAGCTTATAGCAACAGCAAAAGAGAGAGAAAGTATGAGGGATTTAGTTGAATGACCTATATAGATGAAATAAATAACAATTCTGAGAGGCAAAAAGCAAAACAGATTATGGAGCATTTAGAATATGCTAAAGAGCAGAAGCTAATAATGATTAAAGAAAGAAAAGAACATATGTTGGAACTACGACAAAGAGGTGTAAAAGTTACTGTCATAGCAAAAATATATAATGTAACAAGACAGCGTGTTTATAAAATATTGGAGGAGGAAAATGCCTTGGACAACAATAAGTAAGACACCTAAAAAGTTTCGTTTTGATTTATTTGGAACGATTTATAAATTAGAAATTCGTAGGTCAAAAGAATACTACGAGCCGATATGTGATTGGGATGGAACGCCAATGACTACTGAAGAGGATTTCTTCAGAAATAGAGCCAAAAAAAGAAAGGATATGTAAATGGGATGGCAAGACGAGTACGAAAACGTAGAGGATAGGTTAGTTAAGTTTTGGAAAGATTATCCAAACGGAAGAATTGAAACAGAACCAACCTATACGTCAGATGACGCAAAAGTTATCGTTATTAAAGCGTCAGTTTACAAAGATATAGATGACGTAAATCCTGTAGCTACAGGTATAGCAGAGGAAACCAAAGGACAAGGTAATGCTTATGTAAATAATACTTCCTGGGTAGAGAACTGCGAAACTTCTGCTATAGGTAGAGCATTAGCTAATTGGATGTATCAAGGTAGTGGTAAAAAGCGACCATCTATGCAGGAAATGACTAAGACTCAGAAATTTAAAGACGATAAAGTCAAAGTAGAAAAAGTTGATATGCGTAAGAAAGAGAATCAACCTACTGCAGAAGAGAAAGCTGCAATGGAAAAAGTTGCTGATGAGATGGTGTCAGAACCTAAGACAAATACAACTAAAAACAATAAAAATGCAGAGCAAATGAAACATGTTATGCAGGAAATATGTTCTGATGAAACACAACGCAAGGAAATCCAGGCAAGTGTCTATGCGAGGCTTGTATCTGAGGACGATTTTATGGAAGATGTTGAGAAATGGTCTAACGGTATGATGGATAAATTCCTTGATGAGTTTGAGAAGAAGTATGAAGAATCTACAGGTAATATTAATAATGTAGAAAAAGTATTTGAAACAGAGGAAAAGACACAAGGGGGTGATGAAATGAGCAATTATGGAGGAGATAATCCTGCTAGTGAGGGTCAAATGAAATGGGTTAATGACATTATGAGTAAAGCACAAGATAAACTTGACGCAGATGAAGTTAAGGAACTTAAAGCAATTTATGGAGATGGCAACCTAACAGGGACACAAGCTAGTGAAATTATTTCTAATTGGAACGATAAGGTTAAATAATGTCAGATGGATTAGAGCCTATATCATTTAAATTAGATAAAATTGTAAACAAACTACAGAAACGTTTTCCAGACCATGACTTTACTGTTGAAAGTAAGCCAAGAAGAAAGCATTTCTGTAGTTTAAAAAATGACAATCCTAAAGCATACGCAACAGATATGGACGGTAATGATTTTTGTATTGAACAATACAAGGAAGTTACAGAGGAAAATTACCATATTTATAAAATAAAAACATGTTATGCGATTTTAAAAACAAAACAAGAAAAGGAACTTATGAAGAAAGGAGCTTTCTAATGCCTAGAGGCAAAGAAAATATATTTAAAGAGCCAAAACTATTAAAAAAATGGGCAATAAATTTAGCTAATGCCTGTGGAGGTCAAGAAGTTTCACAGACAGGAATTAAATTAAACAATCATAGCACACATAAAATAGATAAATTAGTTGTTCAATTTGTAACTGATTACAATTTTAATATGCAAGTGATGAATGAAGTAAGAGAAGAAGAAGAAAAGCAAGAGGAAGAATGACAGTAAAAATTAAAATTATTGTTGATAAGGAGAATGTTTTGCAAGAGTATAAAGTTATAGAGAAGCCTACACATATCCCCTTGGAAATAGTAGTAGTAGAAGAATGATAGAACTAATACAGTATTTTATACTTATATTATTAGGAATGTTAATAGGAGTTAATATCAAATGATTTTTGACAGTGTAATACTTGATGATTTAGATGACGAATTAGACCCAATAAAATGTCGTGTATGTAAACAAACTGATGTTTTAGATGGAAAAACAGGACTTTGTTATAACTGCAACAGAGGATTTATTTAAATTACAAAATACAAAGGTTATCCCAACCTTTTTTGTTAATTGTAAACGTTAATACTCCTGGATGACTCCACATTCCTGTTCTTGCTGTAAAATCTATTGATTTATCTAAAGATGGAGATTGAAACCAAGTCCTATCGCCTTGTTGTTTAGAACGAAAGTGATGATAGTGACCTGTTACAAGAATTTTGGCCTCTGCCGCAGGAAGAAAACCATACATTTGTCCTTTCCACCAATTTTCTATCTTATTTTCTGCATTGCCACTGCCAGAACTCATATGTCCGTGAGTCCAAGCACAAGTTATTGATTTAACCTCTATAACTTGATGATAATTATCAGGAACTACAACCTTAACTCCTTTATATCTCTTTTTATTTGCAGCCATTATCTCTTCACATATTTGTAGGTGCATAATGTCACTATTATCAAGACGGTCTGTAAAAACTGCACCTTTTCCTGCCCTTGTCATCTCACCATGGTTACCTGGAACTCCACAAAGTACTATTTTGTCTGCAAGAGGAAGGAAAGTATCTATTGTTTTCATTATCATTGAACGTGCAAGAGCATATTGTTCTATAAGTGATAGCTCTACATTGAAAGGCTGAGATGCGTAGAAGCTAGATGTACAGTTTTCTGTAATATCACCAAGTCCAACAAGATAGATTTCATCTATAGCTACATTCAACCTACGTAAATCTTTAATTCTATTAACTGCGTCCTGTAATGCTTGGTCATACCTTGCGATTGTGTTCTCAACTCCAAAATCTCGCTTCCCCAACTGCCAGTCAGCCATAAAAAACATAAAAGCAGTGTCACCACCGCTATATTTCTTTGTTATAGGAGGCTTTTTAGAGGCTTTTTTGAATAATTCTTGAAAATACTTGTCATGTCCTGGGTCTTTTTTGCGTACAATCCCTTTAAATGCATAAAAAGTAGTAGTTTCTCCACCTTTTAGTTGTGTATTCCACGCAGATGCACGTACTGAGCCTTCAATTTCGTATAATTTAGGGTCGAATCCCCATTGTAAGAGTATGTCATCAAACTTCTCCCTATAATTAGGGTCTGTTCCAACGTGTGTTATTTCTCCTAAGCCGCTTTGTTCATTGACTTCTAGTCCTGGTTTCCAACCTGATTTATAGAAATTATTTCCCCACTCTTCAGGTATAGGGTTTTTCTTTGCGATACATTCTCCAATCCTGTTAATACAAGTATACAGTTATTGAGAGACTATATGTTTATTTAGAAATTTGCTTTTTAGCGTATGTTTTAACTACTGCTAATGCAGCTCCACCACCAGCTAACGCAGCTAACTGAATAACTTCAGCGTCTACACCAACTAATGGAGCAACAGTTAAAGCACCGATAAAGGCTTCAATGAATGTCCAAGCTGTTCGCTCAATCATATCTTTCAAGTCTTCACTCATTTTATAACTCCATGCTTCGTTCCAAGGAGTCCACCACAAGTCCTTCTTAAACTTTCCCTCAGAGTCTCTTGTTCTTTTGAATTTTTCAAACATTATATTATATTCTTACCATCAAGTTTAGCAGTTAGTATTTGGATTTCTCCACTTAGTTCACTTAACTTTTCATAAATATCAGATGGTTCTTGCTTATCTAACTGTACTTTGCTATATTCTATGGTCACTTTATTACCCATAAGTAGCTGTTTTGCCACCTTCGGATAGAGTTTTTTGTACGCATTTGCCGAACTTCCGACCATTCCGTTGAAAGATACGTCTAAATCCTGTTGTGTGTCTCCAATTATAAGACAACCAGAGGTATGCTCGTCTGTATTCCCCTGATGTATCAAGATATACTCAAATCCTGGAACATCTTTTATCCAAAACATACCACGGTGCATATCTGGATACTTCTTTTGATAGCGGTCATTAAATCCTCCGACAGTTCTTAGTGTTATATCATAAGTTCCTTCAGGAATACATGTTTCATGCATGACTTTAACTGCTTGATATTGGTCTTCGAGAGTATAGCACTCAAAAAGTCCGTCAACGAAAAGCATACCGTTTGTGGCATCTTTGCCAAATTGTGTCCTTACAACCTGTAATTTCATATTTTTCTCCTACCTTTTAGGGTACTTGCAGTTACAAATTGTAACATGAGTACCTTTTTCGTTCTTATATGACACACACTGACTATCTACTTGCTGATTTTTTAGTATCATCATTACCTTTTCTAAATCCTATGGTTAACAACCATATGACTAATGTAATTAAAGTCGCAAGACCTGTAATTTGTTGAGCTGAACCTGTAAGAGTAAGCGTAGCAATAACTAAACCAACTAAAGTCCAGGAAAGATTTAAAGTTTCTTTAATTATTTCTATAAACCAATTATAAATATTTTTTAAAATCTTCATTTTTTTATTTTTTTAATCTTTCCATTATGTGTTCTAGCAAATTTATGCGTTTTTGTTTCTCTAATAAGAGTACCATAGTAACGTTTGCCACCCCACATCCAACTTACTTTTTTAGCCATTATGATTTCCTCATTATAAATGCTGCCATACTAGCTATTCTAGTCAAAATTACAGGAACTACCACTTCTTGGGCTTTTTCTCTTTGGTCTGATGTCATGTCATCACCAATGTTTGCAATAGTTATTTCTTCTAAGTTATCAAAGTCCACAAAAGTTTCTATTGGATTCTCTAAGAACTCTTCATACTGTACCTCTGTAACAACATCAGCGAGAGTATAATTTTCTACATCTTTATTTTCTACAGCTCTTTCAACATATTCCTCTACTGCTTCAGCTACTATCTCATCATCCTTAACAGCTTCGGCAATAATCTCTACATCCTCAGCTTCTACTTGTAGTACTTCAGCAACAACTTCTACTTGTTCTTCAGTAAGTTCTTCTATCTCTTCAATAGCTTCTTCAACTACAGCCTGGACTATCTCTTGGACTTCTTCTGTGGCTTCAGATAGATTTTGTACACCAATGTCATTAACTTCTTCTATAACTTCTATTACTTCTTCGGTTTGAAGGTCTTGTACAAATTCCAGTATTGCTTCTTCTTTAGCTTCTTCATATTCTTCTAACTCCTCTTCAGTAAACTCTTCTATCTCTTCTTCAGTAGCTTCAGGAATATCAACAACGATAATCTCTTCAATAACTTCTTCTAGTTCTTCAACTTCTTCTTCTATTATCTCCTCAGATAATTTCTCTTCAGCAGGTCCTTCTGTATCAAAAATATCAAGTACTTCAAATACAGTCTCTTCAACTTGTTCTTCATCTTTATAAATTTCAACTTCATCTTCAAATATTTCCTCTTCAATTTCTTCTTCAATGAGTTCATCTTGTACCTCCTTTAAGTCTTCTATTACATCCTCTGGGTCAGGAGGAAATAAATCATTAGCAATAAATATATCTATTAAGTTTATATCTTCTTCAATTATAATTACTTCAGTTTCAAATACTTCTATATCATCTATGTATTCTTCAATTTCAAGGATTACTTCTACATATTCTTCTAGTTCTTTTTCTAATTCAAAGATTTCTTCTTCAGTAAGTTCTTCATATTCTTCTTCGGTAAGTAATAAACCAAGTTCTTCCAACATCTCTTCAGACTCTTCAAGAAGTTCAAGTTCCTTAGCTTCAATCTCCATCTCCTTTTCAAGAGCAAGTATCTCTTCTTCAGTAAGTTCAATGACTTCAAGTTCTTCAAATTCATCATCATCTGCCATTTCAAGTACCACAATGACATCATCAAGAAGCTCTTCTCCTTCTTCATATATTTCTTCTTCATAAATATCATCTTCTATAACTTCTTCAGGTATATCGCAATCACCACGTTCCAAAGCAGCGTCAGTAATATAACAACCATAAAGCTCTTCATTCTTTCTTCTTTCGTTATCTCTTTCAACTGTACCATCTTCAACTTCATAAACTTCATATTCTGCTTCAGTTCCATCATCTAATACAACTGTAACTACAGGAGGTGGAGGTGGTGGTGGAGGTGGTTCAGGTGGTGCAGGAGGTGGAGGTGGAATTGTAGTAGTCGTAGTAGTAGTCGTAGTAGTAGTCGTAGTTGTTGTACTTGTAGTGGTAGTAGTAGGAGTTGGTGCAGTATATTTATAATAAATATTATCTATTAACCACCAATCTTGTAAGTTATCTGAAGCTGCAGGTATTACTATTTCATTAATAGTTGTTCCTGTTGGTGCAGCTAAGGTAACTTGATTAGGATTATTCCCATCATTAGTTGCAATATTAAATGTTGCTGAAGTTGAATCATCATAATATATAGTTCCTGTGTTAGCTTCATCCACAGCCATTACTATAAAACCTACTTCAGTAACTGGTTTAGTTTCTGAGTTAGGGAATGCAATAGTAAGTGCATCTGTT